GAGCCGGTAAGACCGAATGGGCTGCCAAGCGGGTAGTGGCGGCTATGGTCAATATCCCTAACGCTCGTATCTGGTGTCTGCACACGACTTCTCAGTCGTCTATCCAGATGCAACAGAACGTAATCTGGAAGTACATCCCCCCGGAGTTCAAGTCCTTGAAGAAAGGACGTGTGACCAACGTACAATATTCTCAGAAAAACGGCTTCTCTGACGGCACTTTCATCTTTCCAAATGGCAGCCAGTGCCATTTTATGAACTATGCTCAGGAAAGACGAGTTATTGAAGGTGGTGAGTGCGATATCATCTGGTGCGACGAACTTGTACCTCTGGATTGGATCGAAACCCTCCGTTATCGTGTTGTTACCAGACGTGGTAAACTGCTTGTCACTTTCACCCCGGTTTCTGGCTACACTAATGTCGTAAAAGAGTATATTTCCGGCTGTAAGGTGCTGGAAAGTCGGGTTGCCAAGGTTCTGGATCAGAAAATCCAGCACGTACCAGGCGTTCCTCACGGACATATGCCTTACCGCGCCAAATCCCGTGGCAAGGATGCCGGAGTGATGTGGTTTCATTCCCAGTTCAACCCGTACAACCCTTTTGACGAACTTTGTCGTACCCTGGAGGGTAAGACTACCTATGAGAAGAAAATCCGAGCATACGGGTGGGCTGACGGGCTTGCAGGATCGCAGTTTCCTCGCTTTGGTGACCTTAATGAAATCGATGATGACAAAATACCCAAAGATGGCACAAATTATATGGTGGTTGACCCGGCTGGGGCGCGAAATTGGTTTATGCTTTGGCTCCGGGCAGTCGGACAAGGCGAAAACACCAAGTGGTTCATCTACCGAGAGTGGCCTGACGCTTCCTACGGTGAGTGGGCCTTGCCAGACTCCAAACTCGACGGCAAAGCGGGGCCAGCCCAAAGAGCCGGTGGTGGCCGTGGCATCAACGAGTACAAAGAACTCATCCGTGACCTTGAAAAAGAAGAAGTCGTCGAAGAAAGGTTCATCGACCCCCGTGCGGGTGCGACCCAAGCTGCCAGCAAAGAAGGCGGCACGTCGTTAATCGAATTGCTGGATTCTGATCCAGAGCCGATGTATTTCCAGCCAGCAGCTGGTGTCCGCATCGAAGACGGGGTCACAATCATCAATGATGCCCTGGCTCACGACACCGGGCAGCCGTTGTCTCCCATCAACGAGCCTAAACTCTACATCGCCAAGTCCTGCGAGAACCTAATCTACTCCCTGCGTGAGTGGACTGGCGCTGACGGAGATAAGGGTGCTTCCAAAGACCCAATCGACTGCCTACGCTACCTTGGGGTGATGCAACCTGAGCAATACGACCAAGACTCGTTCAAGTCTCAAGGTGGAGGCTCCTACTGATGCTAAACCCGGACGATTACCCGATGTTGCTCTCCAGATCGACGGCAGAGCGTCTTACTGGCATAGATGTGCGAGAATTGGACAAATTACGCAAGTCTGGCATTCTTCGGTGTTATACTACGCTTGGGGGGCAGTTTCGCTTCCACAAGTCATCCCTTTTATCCTACATCGAATCTAAATCCAACCCGCTATGCTCGACAGAGACTCCCGTAAAGACAAACTGACATTTCACTCCGAAGTGCCGGATTTAGTCTACCTCCGCAATGAACTTGAACGCTCATTGTACAACGGGGGCAATGTCGCCCGTCTGAACAGTAACGACGACATCCGTCTTGCTCGCTGGGAAGGCCAGAGCGATGACGGCAAGAAATACTCCAGCAACAGCCTGGAGGGTCAGTCCGTCTTCCCTTTCGAGGGTGCTTCTGACGTTCGATGCCGCTTGGTTGACCAGACCATCAACGAACTCGTCGTCCTGCTTGTCTCCTCCTGGCAGCTGGGTCGCCTCCGGGTTTCTGGCAATAACTTTGACAACGCTGGCACTGCCGGTGCTGTCCAGACGCTCGCCAACTGGGTCGTCAACAATCGGATGAAGTCCGAACTCACCAAGGAGGTTGAACTCTGGGCGCAGTACACCGAACAGTTCGGTTGGTCTGTCGCTCACATCGGCTGGGAACGCAAACTTGGCATCCGTAATGCCGTCATCACCACCGCTGAGATCCAGAGCAAGGCGATGAATGGCGACGAACTAGCTGCCGAACTCCTCGACAACGTCCAGAAGAATGGCGTTTCCGACTACACCAAGCAGCTGTTCCGATCTATGTACGCTGTCAGCGACAATGAAGTCGAGCGTGTCGTCGAAGAACTTCTACGTTCCGGCACGTCTTACTTCCGTGAGCAGTATGACGTTTATAGCCAGCCTGTCGTCGCTGCGCTTAAGCCGTTCGACGAGATTACGTTCCCCCCTGAGACTCTAGACCTTCAGGATGCCCGTGTTATTTTCCGTCGCACATTTATGACGGAAGTCGAGATGCGTGAACTCATTGAGACTGATGGATGGGACGAAACTTTTGTCGAGGAGGCATCCAGCACTGCTGGCAAGTCCTCTTGGTACGCTGACCCTAACCTTATCCCGACAACGACAAATATCACGAACACTCTGCATCGTGCCGATAACCTTGTTGAGATCGTCTACGCCTATACGCGCCAGATTGGGCCGGACGGCATTCCCTGCATCTACTACACGGTCTTCTGCCCACAGGTCAGCGAGGAGAACTACGCCAAGCACGAAATGCTTGAGTACGCCCACGGCCAGTATCCGTTCGTTGAGTTCCGTCGTGAACACCTCCGTCGCTCCATCATCGAGTCCCGTGGCGTTCCTGAACTGGCCTACACCGACCAGATGGAAATCAAGGCACAGCACGACTCGATTCGTGACCGCACTGCCTTTGAAACACTTCCTCCCATCAAGGTGAAGAAGCGTCTTGGCACTCAGAACATCATCCAGCCCGGTGGTCTTCTCCCTGTCACCACTCCTGACGACTACACATTCCTTTCGCCGCCACAGGGCAATCCTGCACTCGCATTCAATCTCATTGATCGTGTTGAGGCCCGTAATGCGGCTTATTTCGGACTGTACCATCCGGCTGTACCGCCCACCAAGACCCAGACGACCCAGCAGTTCCTCGTCAACAACTGGCTCAATGCTTGGAGCAAGGTGTTCAAGCAAGTCGTCTCGCTTTCCCTCCAGTATATGGATGGCGCTGAAATCGAACGTGTTGCCGGTATCCCTATCGCTATTAGCCCGAACGATATTACACACGCCTATGACTTCAACGTGTCGTACAACGTGCGTGAACTTGATACGGATTATGTCCTTGAGAAACTCAAGGCTATCTCGTCCTTCGTTGTTCCGATGGACAGCGGAGGTGTCATTGACCGCAATAAGTTGACGGCTCGCTTTGTCGAAGCCATTAGCCCAGAAGCCGCTAAGGACATCCTGCTTGACCAGGCTTCCGCTTCTCAGCGTATGTACGAACAGGTTCAGACCGACATCGCTAAGATGATGGCCGGTATGGAGCCGCAGTACGTCGAGAACGACCCGGCAGCTAAGTCCAAGTTGCAGTTCGCTCAGGACGTTATGCAGAAGAATCCCAAGGCTCAACAGGCAGCTCAAGCCGATCAGCAGTTCCAGGCTCTGCTTAAGAACTACTTCCAGAACCTCCAGATGTCCGTATCCCAGCAGGAGAACAAGACCATTGGACGTATTGGCGTGACCCCGGTGTCCGACCAGTTCAGCCAGCAACAGGGCCAGCAACAGAATGGCTAAGTCTATTGACGAGCATAAGCGGGTGCTTTCGTTTGAAAACAACGAGGTATTCGACGCAGTCCTGGCGTATCTCAACCTAAGCGTTGAGGCCGAGGTAGATCGTGCTATCTCCTACGCCACAGAGGGTGAGAAGCGTATTCACGCCTGTGGACGTGCGGAAGCCCTAAAGGACTTCAAAGACCTACTACTTCTACAGCAGCAAGAGGCGCGAGAAGGCAAGTACGGCAAATGAGCCGTCAAGGAAGTTGCCAAAACTTACAAACAGCCCTTACCGGCTTTGACGAGCATTGATTTCGGGGGTTAATGCCCCTACGCCCCTGGGAGCATCAATTCCCTGATATGTCAGATTCCAACAGCGCCGATATCGATCCGGCCGAAAATAACATCGAGGTACAGTCAAATGCCCAAACTTCGGGCCTAAACGAAGAAACCCTCGCGCTTAAACTACGTGAGACACTGTTCGCTGATGGCGACCAGGCGGTAGAATCCCAAGCCGAGAATGAGGATGAAGACCAGACGGAGGTCAAGGACGACACGGAAACAGCGGAAGCACCTGATGCTGAAGCCTCCGAGGAATCCCCCCAGGCCGAGGATGGCGACGAAGTTCATTCACAGGAAGCACAAGACGACGAGGGAGATAGCGATCTCCCAAAGGGTGTGCAGAAGCGTATCGACAAACTCACCGCCAAGCGAAAGCAAGCGGAGGAGGAAGTTGAAAATCTCCGCAAGGAGGTTGAATCGCTGAAGCAAACGGCAACTGAGTCCCAGCAAGCGAGCGAGCAAAGAGTCATCAACGATGACAATCCCTTTGCCTCGTTAAAATCGAAGGCTGAAGTGGACAAGGAAGTCGAACAAGCCCGATGGCTGCGTTATAAGTGTATGGAGAATCCGCAAGGGTTCGTCCTTGGGGAAAGTGAGTACGGCCCGGATGAGGTCAATCGTATGTTGGTTAACTCTACTAAGGCTATCGAGGAGCATCTGCCTAAGCAGCTGGCGCGAATCGAAGTCGAAGATAAGATTAGACCGATTGCCGAAACGACATATCCGTGGTGGAAAGCCCCCCAATCGCAAGAGTACCAGATGGCGCAACAGATTCTCCGAACCGCACCAGAACTTAAGAAGTTCCCCGACTGGCAAATGTGGGTCGGTGATGCGATTGCAGGAATGAAAGCACGTGAGGCCAACTCCAAGCCTAACCAGGCACAGAGAAAAGCCCCCGTACAGCCCGTCCGTCCGACTGCTACACCAGTCAAAGTTAGCAAAAACGAAGCAACTGCTAAACAGGCTGTAAGTCGATTCGCAAAATCGAACTCCGGGGAAGACCTCGCCAAAGTCCTGCTGTCGAAAGGTTTCATCTAATCCCCCCTACCTACATATACCAATATGCCTAAACTCCTCGAAAAAGACATCGTCAACGCTGGTAAGCGTGAAGACCTTGCTAACCTCATCGCTATGGTCGATGCCAAAGACACCCCCTTCACCTCTATGGCGAAGAAGGGCGCTCAGCCCGGCAACACGATCTTCCGCTGGCAGGCTGACCGCCTCCCCTCGACCTCTGCCCCGACACCTGTTGTCGATGGCACGGACGTTGACCCGAACTCCGGCACGACCAACTTCACGAACGATGGTACAACTCAGTTCCGTGTTGAACTGAGCAACCGTATCCAGATCTTCCGTAAGGCTGTCCGTGTTTCCAAACTCACTCAGGATGTCGCAAACATCGCTGGCGTGAAGGACGAACTCGCCAACAACGTCTCCAAGGCCATTACGCTCATCAAGCGTGATATGGAAGTGGCGATGTGTGCCAATCAGGGCGCTCAGGTGGACAACGGCACAGTCGGCTACCGCACACGTGGTCTCGACAAGTGGATCGTTGCTGCCGCCTCTATCGACACGGTTGACCTCCCGGCTGCTGCTTCGGCTTTCTGCCCTGCTGCTGCCC